CATAAATAGCATCCCTACCTCTAATAGCTCCCATAATTTCAGAACCATCTGCAAGTCTTTGTGTGCCAGCTGTATTGGTGGCGGTAACCGTATATGCATTAGTGCCAGAAATATTTTCCTGATCAGAAAATCTTATAAACATATCATCTTGTGTTGATGGATCTCCAACAGTGGTTTCAGTTCCAAAAAAAACTAAGTGTCTATCCGGAGTAGACACCAGTACATGTCTTGATTTAGTTGGTGCATTTGCAATAATTGTTGCCCTGTTTCCTGTAGCGTTTGCCGCTGCAGCATCCCACTCAAAACATTGTCCATTATATATTAACGCAATTAGTTTTGTACCAAAGTTATCTAATATCCATAAACCTGGATCAATCGTAAAATCAGAAGAAGATGGGTCACCCCAAGCAACAAACTTAGAAATATCTGTAACTGTTGCACCTGCACTATGCCCTGCTTTGGTTGTACCATTAACCTCTCTTGCACCACCACTTAAAATATTTGTTGTAGTATTATTAGCTGTAAAACTTATATCTTCAGATCCTATTCTAATTTCTCCTGAAGACGGAAAAGCTGCAGAGTTAGTTAAAGGTATATCTGTTACTGTATCATTAATTGTAGAGGCTAGAGTTGTAGTAGCGGCGCCTAAAGCAGTACCAGACCATAAACCTGTACCCCAACCAAAACCACCTAATTGTTGTGCTGGTCCCACTGTATAATATATTAGTACAGATGCTGATCCAGCTGCACTTAAAGGTGTGCCAGACTCTGCTGTATCCATAGTTATGGTAAACGTTGTAGTTGATGGTACTGATGTCACCATAAACTTGTTGTCTTCAAAAGTAGCGTTGGTGAATGTTGAACCAGTCAATCCTGTTACACTGTCAAATAAAACAATATCATTTTCATTTAATCCATGTGTTGATCCTAGAGTAACTGTAACTGTTCTTGATGATGACGTGCTGGTAAAATTAGCACCTGTAATTGTAGTTCTTATAGGATGTATATCGTAAAAAGTTCCACCAGAGTATATGTATAAAATTCTATTTGTGCCTAATGCAGCATATTTAATACCTGCATTATCGTCAAAATGGTGAATAGCTCTGCCTGCTCCAGTAAGTTTATCTTCTCCTAACTGTTGCCAACCACCTATTTTTTCTGGTGAACCATATCTAAATCTAACATTGTCACCATCAAACCATTGGCCCTCAGCCCCAGTTTCTGTAACTTGTTTGTTGAATCCTGGTAAAAATCCTAATTTCTGTAGCATATAAAAACCTGTTTATTAGGTGTTATATCAGATTGTGAGTGATTTCAATAGATTTTAAGCAGAGGGAATCTGTGGTGGATCATCCCCCTGCAAGCCTAATCTATAAACTATTTTTTTGATTTTGTCAACTTCATGCCTTTAAACCATGCAGGCAGACCTATTAAGGGTCTTTTATCTAATGAGTTTTCTTTAGCCATTTTAGAGTTGGCCTTGTTATAATGTAAAAATACCTGACCACAGTTTTCACCTTTAAATTCTTCTCTCCAATGTTCTAGATCACAACCAGAATATATTAACATATCACCTGGTTTTAAATCTACTTTAATACCTGCTTGACCTTTTTTACCCGTAGGATCAAGATAGATAGGCCACGGGTCACCACCTAAGTTTAAAGTAGTGGATATCTCACATGAATATCTATCTTTGTGTCTTGCAAGGACATCTCCATTTTTATATATTCTTGCATAAGAGTATGTTTCAGACAGCTTTAACCCTGTGTGTTTTTCCATGACGGGTTTTACTTCTTGCAGCAATGTCTCCATTGCAATGTCACCATAATGTGAATAAGTATTTGGAACTTGTTCATCATTCCATATACCCCAGTATTCTGTAAAAGGTGAAATGTATCTCGAATCAAATAGAATTCTTGCTACGTTTCTTTTATTTTTAAAATATTTATAAACAAAATCTGCTAGCTCTTTTGATATTGCATTTTTTAAAACTGTGTATTTATTTTTTTTGAACGACATCTAAAACTCCTTTCGGTATCGCTTGGCAGTTCCAATGTATAAACCTAAATGGTTCATACCCCATATCAACCATATATTGATGTGGCATATAGGATGGAAAAAATATCATTCTACCTGGTTTAACTTTATAATGAATTTGTGAACTTGCATATGTGACTTTTGTTTTATCTTTTTCTGGTAAAAGATTCATCACATTACCTGGTCTTGGGTCTTCAAAAACAGGTAAAGATGTAGCTTCACTTGCTTTTAAAAAATAAAAACCAGATATATGTCCATTCCAATGTGTGTGTAAAGTATGGTGTCCACCGCCTTTTTTAGCAAACTCTTGAACCCACATTTCTGTTGTAAACACTTGATATTGACTTAGATCAAAACCCATTTCAACTAATAAATTGTGGGACGTTGCCCCTACATAATCCTGTAGATCTTTAAATTTTGGATCACCAATTAATGACGTTGAATGAAACACGTGACCCATGTCCCCTTTGTCACCAAATTTTTTATTACGTTTATCTATTGATTCTTTTGAATTTTTTTGTGATATTTTTATATATTTATCAGAGGCTTTATTTAATTTATTTACAAATTTAGGTTGGTCTGCCCACCATATAGGACACGAGAAATATTGTTCTAAATTTAATTGTTGTGGAAAAGTCATGCTCATTTATAGGGCCATCCTAAATTCCATATAACTAAACTATATCTTGATCCTTTTTTAACTGGACATACTCTGTGCCAAACAAATCCAGGAAATACAACTAAAGATCCTTTTGGTAATATCTCTGTGCATTTTCTGATATCAGATTTTTTATCAGGATCTTTGTTTCTAAAATCAAACTCTAATTCACCACCTTTATAATCTTTTGGATCTGATAAACTAACGGTTACTGATAACTTTCTAATTTTGCCATTAGAGGGATCCTGTGGATTATCTGGTCTAAAATAAGGTCGATCCCAACCATCGCAATGCCAATCATAAAACTGACCTTTTTCATATTTTGTAAATTGACAAGACTCAGAAAAATCCCATTGAAAATTCCAACCTGCATTTGCATTTGCTTGATGAACATACGGTTGTATTTCTTTATAAATCCATCTATCATTCATCCAAACAATATTAGAATCTCTTTTTTGTTTTAAATCTTTTACTTGTTTTTTATTTAATTTTCTGCCATCACCATAACCACCAGTCACTGCCATTTGATCAGAAATAGATTTTCCATATTTAACTATTTCATCACAAATACGCTCTGGAATTGCTGATTGAAAATACCAATAATAATTTGTTAAGTTCATCTTTCTATGTCTTTCTTATAGCAATTATTTAGAAATAGTCAATGTTCCCGAAGCTGTGAATTTAGCTATTTTATCTCCGCCAGGATGTGTTGATCCTGTAAATGCTGCACAAGGACTTCCTGCAAAAGTTATTGCACTAGGTCCTCTAATAATAACAATACCTGAACCACCAGCTCCTGCTGCTTTTGATGGGCCTGGCTCTGCAGCACTTGCACCACCTCCACCACCAGTGTTAGCTGTTCCTGCACTACCACAACCATCGATAGATGCATTTCCTCCTCCACCTGAACCACCTGATCCAGCTCCTGGAGAATCATTTCTAACTCCACCTCCACCACCAGCGTATGTTGTTGATGGTCCTAAAATATCGTTTGGTGCACCAGCACCTCCTGGTCCTCCTGGTCCACTACATTTATTACCAGGTGTTCCCACTCCGGTTGCACCTCCACCACCACCTCCGGCACTTGTTGGTCCATTAGACAAGTTAGAATTACCACCATGATTACCTTGTGGTGGACTAACTGGAGGTTGGTTTCCACAACCACCATTTGCTGATGTTCCTGCAGGTCCTGCTCCACCAGCACCACCTCCAGATCCTCCTGGTCCTCCAGCTTTTACACAACCTTGTTCAGATCCACCTCCACCACCACCTGCAGATGTTATTGTTGAAAATGTTGATTCATTACCTTGAACTCCTCTTACAGCGTAAGATCCTGTTGCTCCACCAGCTCCAACTGTAATCGCGTAAGATCCTGTGGTTAAATTGACTGGAGTTGCTGATCCTCTAAGTGGGCTAGGTCCATAACCAGAAGCTCTATAGCCTCCAGCTCCCCCTCCACCTGCTGCTCTACTACATGATTTACCGCCTCCACCACCGCCAGCAACTACTAAATAATCTAAACTAACACCTAAAGCAACAGAGCCATCAGGCCATGTTCCTTGAGACTTGGCACTAAATTGACTTTGCATTGACCACACACCACTTGCTTTGTTTAATTCTTTTATTGCAACAACACCTGATCCACCGTTACCACTATTGTTAGGATGCGCTGCTCCTCCACCACCACTACCAGTGTTGGCAACTCCATTTCCTGCTGATCTAGGACTAGATGGATTTGAAGATGCACCTCTACCTCCTGTATTACTACTTCCACCATCTGCTGAACAAGTTCCTGGAGAGGCATTTCCTCCTCCACCACCTGCAGCTAAAACTCCTGAGTTTGGTAAACCTGGATAACTTGGACTAAAATCTGTGCCTGCACCACCGGCTCCTGCTGATCCAAAAGGAGCAGTGTTTTGATTCTGTGCTGCAGACCCTCCTACAGCTCCGTGGCCACCTCCACCACCACCAAATTCTCTACCTGGAGGTCCTAAACCATGTGCACCTGCACCTCCGTTATTTCCTTGACCTGGTACTCCACAACCGGCTGTTGCTGGAAAAACTCCTGGATTAGATGTTCCAGAACCTGGATTACCACCGCCACCACCTGATCCACCTGGACCACCTTTACCTGGTGCTAACGGACCACCTGGTCCTCTAGCTCCACCACCGCCACCGCCACACGCAGTGACTACGTTTGCTGAATCAATTCCTGTTACTGTTGTATTACATCCTGTATTATATGTTAAAGGTCCTGATGGAAAAGCTGGACTACCACCTGGCGCACCAGCACCAATTACAACTGATGCAGAACCACATACTGTAATATCTTGTTGAACAACACCACCAGCTCCACCGCCACCACCCATAGGTGAACCTTGACCACCACCGCCACCGCCTGCTACTGCTAAAACATTTACTTCTTTAGTTGAAGATGAAACAGGTGATGTGGATGTTGATGTTACTACTGTAACAACATTTTTTCCAAAAGATGCTAAATTCCTTTTTCCAATTATTCCACCGTTAGCTGAACCCGATTTATTTCTGGGCATTTGAGTCTCCTATTCGGACACCCAAGCTGTGCCGTTCCAATTGTATTTGGTAGGTGTTTCCGATTCGTCGTCTGATTTTACTGCTTCCCAACCCGTTGTGTTGTCAGCGTTATATTTATCTTCGTTCCAATTAATTAAATAATCAACATCACCTTCTTCTGTGATTGTTGGATATGTTATTGGTGCTTGCCAATCATCACTATCATTTAATAACCATGATGCGTAAGGTTGTTGTCCTATAAATTTATCTTTTACAGGATCATAAACCATTCCTTTTCCCGCATATTGTTTTCTAAAATTATGATTATAAGAAGTTTGTTTCCAAATACCACCATTGAAAAAATTAACACACCAATTTTCTCCATCTACGTGCATATCATTTTCTCCTAATGGTCCTGCTGCTGTCTCTACATCATTGCCTACAACAACAACTCTTTGTACTACTTGATGTGAATCTGACGTAAATCCTGTTGGATCTGTCATTGCTTTTAATTCTGCAAAATGTGCCATATTATTACTCCTTAAATTTATATTTTATATTTTAATCTTAACTAATTGTCAACGTCCCAGTTACAGTATATGTTAATACAGTGCAGCCTCCTGCAGGCCCTGGTAATGTTGTTTTTGTATTAGTTCCTGGTGCTACACTAAATGTAGGTCCTTGTGGTCCAGGTGCTCTTAATATTATAATTCCTGATCCACCTGCCCCGCCTGGATGATCTCCTGGATGAGGTCCTGGAGTTGAAGCACCACCTCCACCGCCACCACCAGTATTTACTGATCCTGCAGCTCCGCATGCAGTCGGAGATCCTGGAGCATTTGAACCACCAGCTCCACCACCACCTGATCCACCAGCTCCACCTGCTGCATTAGAATGTGATCCCGCTCCACCACCTCCAGCGTATGTTGTACAAGAGTTATTAATAGTGTTTGTTAAACCAGCTCCACCTGCTCCCCCAATATCTGAACCTGGAGTTATAGATCCTGCTGCCCCTGCGCCACCACCACCTGCTCCACCTGATCCTGGAGGATCTGGTGCATGACATCCACCTGGATTTCCTTGTTTTCCTGATAATACTGGTGAACTAAATACTGTACATCCTGATCCACCTGCTTTTACATCTCCACCTCCACCACCTGATCCACCTGGTGATCCTACAATAGATGAAGGCCCTGGTGATCTAGTATTTCCACCTGCTCCACCACCAGCTGAAACAATGTATCCTATTGAAGAAGGGTTTCCTGAATTACCAGCTAAACCTGGTGCAGTTCCACCTGCTCCAATTGTAACAGCGTGTGGCCCTGGTTGTAAAAATAATTTTGTTCCACCTGGAAAAGATGATCTAAAACCACCTGCTCCACCACCGCCACCGCCACCAGCGTTAGTTTCTCCTCCACCGCCAGCACCACCACCAGCTACTACTAAATAGTCAAATGCTGTTGCGCTTCCATTATCTAAAATATTTAAATTAGTTGATGTTTTTATTTGTGCAATTTGATTAATTCCATCAGTTGATATAACTGGTGCACATGCACTACATGTTGTAAAAATAAGTCCTGCTGATGATGGTCCTCTTGCAATGACAATACCTGAACCACCTGCTCCACCGTTTTGACTTGGGGTTCCTTGACCACCTCCGCCACCACCGCCACCGCCAGTGTTGACTGTTCCAGCTGCAGCTACGGCTCCTGTGTTAGCACCATCTCCGCCACCACCTGATCCACCACAACCACCATCTCCTGGTCCAGAGTTATTGGTAGATCCACCACCACCTCCGCCACCAGAGACTGTCACTGCATTTCCAGCAATGTTGTTTGGTGCTCCTGTGCCTCCTGGTCCTGCAGGATTTCCTGGTCCACAACCTGATTGTCCTGCTTGCATAGCACCACCACCTCCACCACCAATTGTATTAGGCGCTCCTGGTGCAGATCCACCATCGTTTCCTTCAGGCGGACTAAAACAACCTTTATTTCCAGAACCACCACCAGCACCTGGTCCACCTCCACCACCACCAGATCCTCCAGGAATACCAGCTCCAGCTCCACCGCCAGGGCCACCTCCTCCAGATCCACCACCGCTTGATGTTATTGTAGAAAGACTTGAGTCATTTCCTTGACCACCTCTACCACCACAAGTAGGAAAAGTTCCACCTGTTCCACCACCTCCAACTGTGATTGCGTATGTTCCTAAACTTAATTCTAATCCAGAAGAAGCCTTTAATGGGCTTGGTCCAAAACCTGATGCACGATAACCTCCTGCACCACCTCCACCAGCTCCTTGACCTGGTGCACTATTTCCACCTCCACCACCAGCTCCACCAGCAACGACTAAGTAATCTATGTCTGCTAGTCTATTAGGCCATGTGCCTGCATCTATTTGATCTAATTGTTCATTAAGACTCCAGACTCCTGAAGCCTTATCTAATTCTTTTACGATAACTATTCCTGATCCACCATTACCACCTTGTGTTGGACTTGATGATGGACCTACTGTTCCTCCACCGCCACCACCAGTATTGGTTGTTGCATTTCTTGGTGCTTGTGCTCCGTTACTTGCAGGACCTCCACCACCAGTTCCTCCAGTACCGCCTGTAGCTGTTGAACCGCCGCCACCACCGCCAGCATATGTTCCACAATTTGGTGCACCTGGATAATCTGGACTAAAATCTGTTCCTGCTCCACCCACACCACCAGTTGCTGGTGCTGCTGGGTTTCCACCTACTGCTCCATGTCCACCACCACCTGCTGCAGTACAAGGATTACCTGCTATATTTCCTGTTCCACCTGGGTTTCCTTCTGGTGGATCAAAACCACCTGCATTACCTGCTCCACCTGCTCTACAGTTTACGTTTGAACCTGGCCCACCACCAGAACCTCCACCGGCTCCTAATCCATCATCATCTGGTTGGCCTCCGCCACCACCTCCACCACCTCCACTGGTTGAGTATGTTGTACCATCAACTACGATTGAAGAAGTGTTACCTGAAGCACCTACAGTTTCTGGAGTTGATCCTGCTCCACCAGCTCCAACAACCACTGCTCCTAAAGCAGAATTACCACAAACAGGTAATTCTAAATTTCTTGCGCCACCAGCTCCTCCACCACCTGAACGAGATGCACCACCTCCAGCACCAGCACCACCTGCAACAATTAAAGTTTTAATTAATCTTGTTCCTGGTTGTGTAGTAACTGCGCTAGGTGTACTTGACGTTTTAACAGTTTGTGTATTTTTACCACGAGACGTTACGTTTGTTGGTCCAATTATTCCGCCATTGCCAGCCATAATTTAAACCTCCTATGCGTCGTCTATAGATTCATATGATATGAAAAGTTCTAAGTCTGATGCTGCACCTGCTCCACCTTTAAGTATGTCTGTTTCCATCATGTATATTGGAGTGTCCAATACAACTAAAGTTGCATCAGCTGGGACAGATACTGTTTTTGCTAAATGAAAAGTTCCAGATGTATCAAAATTATCTACACCATCTGGAGTGAAGTTTGATTTTGTTATTGATAAAGTTAAATCCGCTGCATTCGTACCATCTACGTTTGCGCATGTAATTCTATTTATTTTTATAACTTTATTTGCTGCTACAGTCATCAAAGTGGTTGTAGTAGTTGCCGATAGAGCGAATCCTACCGATTCACCTTTAATACTAGTTACTGATACTATATTTGGATTTGCCATAATTTACTCCTTTTAACCGAATACGATCGCCATTGCAATAGCTTTTCCTGTTGTTATACCTGCGTCTGCAAACGATAATGTTCCAGACCCATTGGATACTAGAGCCTGTCCTGAAGAAGTGGCGTCTGCATCAGGTAATGTTAATGTTACACTAGAACTTATAGTTGCTGGTGCTTTTAATGCAAAAAAGTGTGAATCATCTGCATCTTTAAATTTTAAAGGGTTTTGATTAGACAATCCTATTTCTGAAGAATCCGCCAATACATCAACTATGTTAGTTCCATCTGAATATACTATTTTATGGCCTTTATCTGTGGTTGCCCAAGTAGTGCCAGTTCCTGTTGCAGTTTTTAATTGAACAGTTTGAGCTCCTGTAGAGCCATTGTGAGCTATGTAAAAATTTTCTACACTATCAGGAACAGTAACAATAGATGATCCTGTTAATGCACCTGTAAGTTTCCAAACTCTATTTGCAAGAGTCGCCCCAGTTGCACCATCACTTTTAGTTAAAGCTAAAGTTCCGCCATTAGTTAAAGCTTGTTCTTGATAACCACCTGTAATTTGTTGGACTATTTGTAAATTAGT